TAAAATATTGAGTTATTGGTAAAATATCATTAGAAAGAACCTGTAAGAGTTCTTCATTGTCATTATCCCAGTTGTCGCCATCACTTGCTTGAGAGAAGTATAAATTCCATTCATTCGGTGAATATCGGTCATCTATAATTTCTTTTGCAAGTTTGAATGCACTTGATACTATTGTACCGCCATTTTCTTTATTATTAAAGAAGTCATGTTCATCACACTCTGTTGCTAGAATATGATGTCTAATGAATACACAATCTACTCTTTTATACTTACGAGACACAAATAGATTGAGTAACATAAAGAATCGTTTTGCTAAATCTTTATGGTCTTGTGTCATACTCGCACTTACGTCCATTACAAAGAATACAACTGCTTGGGATATTGGTGCTGGTTTCTTGCTGAAATTGTTATATCGTAAATCTACTGGGTCTACAAATGAGATAGCATTTGCTCTAATACGCAACTTACGAATTTCTTCTTCAATTTCTTGGTATCTTACCCATTCTTCTGTTGCTTCTTTTTGTTCTTTTGTTGTCTTATAAAAGAACTTATCAAGGTTAGCAAGTTCTTCTTCTAGTTCTTTAATCTTTTTTAGTTTTGGAGTTTTTAAAGCAATCTTACGACCAAGAGAATTGACCATGCTTTTTTCTAAATTCATTTGTGATGGATTACCATCGTTTGTATAACCACTACGAGTAAGTTCAAATCTTTCGACTGCTTTGTTTTCTTTAGAAATCATGTGAGGTAGTTCTAAGTCTTCGAACAAGATGTTAACAAATTCGTCATTACTTAACGCAAAACCAAATTCATCTTCACCTATGCCTTCATTACTTGCTTCACCTTCGCCACCACCTTGTCCTTGTCCGCTTTTTGGTTTCTGTAATAAATCGCCCTCGACAAAATCTTTATTGCCAGGGAGAACAATATCACGTGAACCTGATTGTGGATTATGATTGAATTGTGGCTCATCAATACCTTTTCGATTGATGACTACATCTTGGGCATCGCCAGAACCTTTGATGCTACGTTTACCTAAAGTATCATGTATACTTTTACGTATTTCTTTTTTAGTTCTTTTGATAAATTTTTGTCGATTGTCAGAAGACTTTGAACCTGGATTCTTTCTTCTATCAATAATTGTATTTGCCATGAAAGCCTTCCTCTAGTTAGACTTCTGTACTCGCATATACCATTCAACTAATCGTTTAACTTGTCGTGTTGTGTAACCTTTTGCTACCATTCTATCAATGAAATCATCATGTTTAGATTGGTCTTCTTTAGATTTCTTGCTACCAAATGAAATAACTGGAAGTAGTTCTTCTGTTCCTGCAAACATCTTGTGTTCGATTACCTCTTTCATTTTTTCATAAGCAGTCCAAGGTGGATTCTTGCCTTCGTAGTTACTTCTTGCTCGTAATACCCAATTCACAACTTCATTTCTAAAGTCTTTTGGATTGGCAATACCTGCAGGCTTTTCAATCTTCTCAAGTTCTTCGTTAAGAATAGAACGGTCAAATAAGTTACCTGTGTCAGAATCTTTATAATCTATATTCTGAATCCAGTGGTCAGCGTAATCTAAGTATCTGTCGAATAGATTTTGTCCATATTCGTTATAACTCTCTAGGTATGCTTTTTGAATTTCTTTACCTACTTGTTCGCTGTACTTTACACTTAGATGGTCTTTGATAAAACCAAGTAGTTCATTTTCTGCTTCTTCTGGAAATTGTTCACGTTTAATTGCAGTTTCTAACACATACATTAAATGTACTGGGTCAGCCGCAATTTCTTCTGGGTCAAAGTTGAATGTTTGTGAAAGAATTTTGAATGCAAAACGAGTACTCATTCCATTCATTCCTTCATCGACACCAGCCGTATCTCTATATTCTTGCATTGTCTTTGCTTTAGGGTCTACATCGTGTAGATTTTCACCATCATAAACTCTCATCTTGGCAGCCAAGTTTGAGTTCTTATGCTCTTTTAGACGTGAAAGGACTGAGAACTGTGACAACAAATCTAAAGTATGAGGCGCACATTTACTACTGTCTAGGCCTGATGAATCTAACATCTTCTTATAGATAGATGTTTCTTCAGTGGCTCGTAAACAATATGGCACTTTAACAATATATACTCTGTCTAAGAATGCTTCGTTGTTCTTGTTGTTTCTGAATGTTTCCCATTCACTTTCATTTGAGTGTGCAACTACGATACCATTAAATGGAATTGCTGAAATGCCTTCAGTTCCCATATAGTTACCTTCTTGTGTTGCTGTTAATAATGGATGTAAGACTTTAATTGGTGCCTTAAACATCTCTACGAATTCCATAATACCTTGGTTACCTCGACATAATGCACCAGAGAATGCGTATGAATCTGGGTCATTTTGTGAGAAGTATTCTAATTTACGAATATCAGTTTTACCAACTAATGCTGAAATGTCCTGATTGTTATCATCACCTGGTTCAGTCTTCATAATACCGATTTGCTTCAACTTAGATGGGTACATTTTCACAACACTAAATTGCGAAATATCTCCTTCAAATTCTTCTAATCTCTTTACTGCCCACGGTGATAATAGACCTGTAAGATAACGAGGTGGAATACCAAATTCTTTTTTAGCATCTGCACCAAATTCTTTAGGGTCAAATAGTCCTAGTGGTGATTCAAATACTGGTGAAATTTCATCACCTGCTTTTAGCACATACATTGGGTGCTTTTGCATTAATTCTTTTAGACGTTCTGCTAATGATGATTTACCACCGCCAACTGGTCCTAATAGATATAATACTTGTTTCTTTTCTTCAAGTCCTTGTGCTGATTGTCTGAAGTACGCAACTAATCTCTCAATTGCTTCTTCCATACCATAGAAATCCGAGAATGCTGGATATACTTTAATTGTACGATTTAAAAAAACACGACTCAATCTAGCATCGTTACTAGTATCAACTATATCAGGTTCTCCAATAGCCGATAATAGTCTTTCGGCCGCTGATGCATATGCTAAAGAATCTTTCTTACACAATTTGAGATAATCAGTAAGTGACATCTCTTCGTGTTCTTTACTAGCATATGATTTTTCAAACTTTTTAATTAAACTCATCTTTTTCCTCATTGTTAATAATTTGTCTTACTACAGTAGTTAGGCTTTTAAATCTTCGTTTTTGGTGGAAGAAGCGTAGAACATCTTACTGATATTACCCTTAAATGTATAATGACCAACATGGTCTAATTTTACAAGTGGGTCTAACCAAATTTCTCCACCTAATGCCTGCCATCTACGGCAAAACGCATAGTCTTCACTTAGATATCTCTTTGTGCCTTCTTCGTGCATCGTATCAAAAAATAAATATGTCCATTTAGCAAATTCTTCTTCAAAATGTAAATCGTTATTGAAATACAATTCAGGATATGATTCTATCATCTTCTCAATGACACTTCGTTTTATTAACATAAATCCAGTGCCTGCATCTTTAAGTTTAACTAACCCGTCTTGGATATCTAATCTACGAGTTTTTGTTTCTTCATTATAATCCCAATCTGGATTCATGGCATAATTTGCTCCAGTATCTTTAAGAATGCCAACATCTAAACCTTTTTCTGATGCGTCTTTGATAGATGACCAGTCTAATTCTTTTTTAGGATATGCACCAACGATTACATCTTTATCGTGTTGTAGCATATGTAATATATCTATAGCATCGAAATTTATATCTGCGTCAATAAACATCATATGTGTTGCTTCTGGATTAGCCATAAAATATGCAACCATATGGCATCTTGCCCGTGATATCAAACTTTCATTCGCTGAAGTTGTTAATGTATATGGAATATTATATTTTGTGAACATCATGTGACCTTTAGTCCATGACCTAAAATATGGTTCTGAAATTTGTCCAGCGTAACAGGGTGTACAATAATGGACATGTGTTTTTTTGATGAAATCTAAGTCGATATCTTTTCTATATTCAGCCAACTTATCTACTATTGCCATATTTTACTCATTCTCGTCTGATGTTGGAGTTATAGTAGCAGGTGTATCAGTGTTTTTTAAATCAGGTGATGAAACACGTCTAACCTTGTTTTGTCTCTCATTTTCTATCCACTCTTTAGCAAAACGGTTTGTAACTGGAGCATTCACAAACGCTGTAACATACTTCTGAACTGTTTCAAAGTTTTTCTTTCTATCTGGGTCTTCTAAGTCACCATTGTTGTCAACAACTTGAAACCTGATTTCTCCGAATATTTGTTGATACTTCTTCATATTGTTCTGTGCTTCATTCCACATCTTTGAAACTTCTTCTGGCTTTAGAGTTCTTTTTCTATTAAGGTTTCTTTCTTGTGCGACATCCAAACTTGTATTCACAAAAACCATCATACATTGATAACCCATTTGTGTTAGTTTTTCTTTGGCACCCACTATCTTACTAACATCTCTTCCTGTTCCGTCAATAATAACACCTAATCTACCATTTAAGTACATTTGTTCTCTTTTAGCAGTTACTTCTTTTGCTCTGCCACGAATTTCTTGACCTTTGTCAGAATAGACAACATCTGGGTCACCATAATCTAGTCCTTCTTTGCCCATCTTGTATTCGTATATATCGTCTGAATTAACGACTCTTAGGCCGCCGCCTTTTAAAATAGGTGAATTTACGATACGACTTTTGCCACTTCCTGGACCACCAGCCATAAACACTGCTTTAAAGATATGAGGGTCATCGACACCTTCTTCTACACTACTAATTATTTCATTTACTCTCATAATATATTTCCAAAACTATCACTTTGTAGTATTTATCTTAAAGTTTGTGATTATCTTACTGAATAGTATAACATTAATACAACGGACTGTCAATACTATTCCATTCGGTTTTTATAGAATTCATGGAAGTTACTGCATTATTGTATATGCGAGTTTGTGCTGGTTGAATACGAGCAGTGTATATGTGTCGAATCTTTGCTTCTGTTACTCGACTTGGTATACCGCCTTCAGTCCAGTACTTGAATGAATCCATATACTGGTTTGTCAGGTTTGCTACATTTTGATGATTACTATATTGAAGGTCTAGTAATTGTGTGATTCTGTTCTTTATTGCTGTTTTGTTTATAAAGTTCTTAGTATTTAAGGCTTCACGCATTTCATTCATTAATGTTTGAGAATCTCTTGTGTAGTTCAATTGTCTTTGTTGCCATTCTCTTACCATCGCTCTGGCTCTTAGTGAAACTACTTCTCGTTTCTTCATTGCTTCTGATTCTTTTTCTTCGGCTGTTGCTTGTCTTGTTGCACCAATACGCTTCATAAATTCGTCCATAGTTTCGCCATCTCTTCTTTCCGGCATTGCATCTTCATCAAAACTATCAGATGGTCTTGCTTTCGGACGAATACTTTCATTTGGTGCTGAAGAATGTAAAACAGAGTCATGGGTAGTGTATGTTTTTGCCGCTTCTGTGAATGGTGATTGAGGGACACCAGCCTTTAGTAATGCTTCGGCTTTAGCCGCATCTAGTTTCTTAGTTACTTGACTTGCATCTACCCTAGAATCTGCAGATGTTTCTATAGAATTAGGCATACTCGTGCCTAAAGGTTGATTTAGTTGAGCAATAGCACCTTGCATGGCTGGTGAGCCTGTATTATTCAGTACGTTTACTTTACAAGGGTCAGTTGCCGCACTTCCTATAAGTAGAGCCATCGCTTTTCTAAGTAATTCGGCTGCCATATCAGCAAGAGAACTAATCTCTGTAGAGATTTGTGTGGTCATATCAGCCATAGCATTCATAATTTTTCCAACTAGAGGTGATAATGTTTGTAAGATTGTTGCTACTCCGCCAGCAATTAATCCAACTACTCCTGCAATTGCTGTAGCAACTACGCCGCCGGCACCTGTTAATGCTGAAAGAATACTTGATAATATTGCCGGAATACCAGTCTTGTTCACTAATGACGAAATATCACCAACTGCTGTTTCGATAAAATCTAAAGTACCATCAAATACCCCTCCTAGAATTCCCATCAATTGATTGAAATATCCACATGGGTCACCAGATTCTCCGAACTGTTCATTCATTGCTGACAAAGAACTCGCATCTTCTAGTGTTTTTGGTATATCTGCTGTTTGACTGTTTGTGTGATTAGCCAAAGATGTGTACATTGTGTTGCCTAATGCCATCAATCCCGCAATCTTTATAATTTTTTCTAAATCTACGCCTGTTGCTGATAAAACTCCTGCAACAACTAATGCCCTATTGGCATCACTAAACCCACTAAAACCACCCTCAAGTAATCCTGCATTGATAGAACCAGTTGTACCATTCAGTGCAGAAAATAGAGAATTAGCATAAACTGCCCTAGAAGCATAAGGATTAGTAAACGCATTAGTGTCTAATTCAGTTGATATTACGTTTAACGCCTTCTGTCTATTATATTGATGTTGCCTTGCTTCTAATTGTGCCATCTGTAATGGTGTTAAATTAGAGGTAGAAACTGCATCAGAATACTGCTTAGGAGTTAAATTTGCGCCAGAAAAGGTAAATGCTCCACCACCATTAGTGACAAACAGTTGATATAGTCGTTCTAATTCTGCTTCACTAGCCATTGATAATCACCTTACTTGAACCCGATACTATCGTTACTCCACAAGAATGAGCATCGCCCACTCTACCCGCTGGCTGATTGTTTATTCGAACATTATGAGAACCTTTTACTAATGGTGTAACATGTGGCACACATCCTCTTGCAGGTTGTGGAACACCATGTGGTTCTGTCTTATCAGTTACACGATATGCCGGTAATCCTTGAATAATCACATTGTCACTTCCAGGTCCACATTTTTCAGCCCCACAAGAGGCATGTGCTGTAATAGGGTCAGTTGTTCTAGCGGCCTGTGGCATTACGTTATCAAGCCTCCTTTCTCTGGAGTTATAATTGTTGATGTTGCTTGAATATATGAATCTGCTGTATCTTTTCTAGTCTTTAACACTGAAATGATTTTGTCAGACTTAAAATGTACATTGTTCTCACTATCACCTGTTACAGTAAAAGTTTGAAATGCGGCACCTTTTGGTCCCATAGCAATCGTTAATGGCTTTGTAATAACTACACTAGAATCGTCTTCAGCATCAAATTTTCCTAAGATTTCTTGACCTGTTTGTAAGTATAATGTTACAATATCACCTTTTTCATATTTCGTTTCTTTTAGCATTTTATTTACCTGTTGTTGTTATATGTATTTATTTAGTAAAAAACTTCGCACTTAATCATTTTCTATTCTTAAGATACGGTTCTATATCATTATACGTTGTTCGTTCCATAATGTCAATATCATTCTTAATATCTTCATATTTGTCTACCTTGCCATTTAATCTGTTCAGAACATAACCGTCCATATGGGCAACTAAGTATATTTCACCGCCTTCCGTAAGGTCTAATATTAGCCATATTTCTGGGTTATGTTCTGGGTAGGAGTGGTATAGAGTATAGAAACATCCTAATCCATTACCACTATTCGTATAGAATTCTTCGCTGATGTATTCCCATACATCTGGCCAAGTCTTCACATCATCGTAATTAAATCCGTTTGCTGAATAAGGGAAGTCTTTCCACCAATTTACGATTTCTTGTAGTGTTGATTGTGTTAATTCTTTTTGTAGTTTTAATCGTAATTGTCGCCACTCATAAAGCAATATTGCTTTATCTCGCATTTACATCGTCCATCTTTTTACTGTGTATGAAATTTCTGTTGTGAAGGTATCAGATTGTGTATAATTAATCTCTAAGTCGTTTCCTTGAAGTCCCACATTAAATGCAATATTTGAAAATTCGTTTGCGTCTTGTACCGAGTCGCTGTTTAAGTCGTCCCATACTTCTGTGTTCTCATCTGTTATACTAGTCTTCTGTATTCCTTGTGGTACACCATTGATAACTCTAAGTGTGCCGACACGAACAAATGTATTTGTACCGTCTGTTTGTTTTAATGAATAATCTATAAAGAATGATGTGCAATCTAATTTAGGATATTTTAAGAATGTGCCTAATTGTTCTACAGTACCTGTTCCTAATGGTGTTACTGAATTTGCAAAAAATTTAGTACCAACATTGCTATCTGCCGCACCATTCAATGTAAAGTCTGTTGTTCCTGCTGTTACGATTTGATATTGTTTACCTTCTACAATAGCAGTAGCATTAATTGTTGCTTGTGTTACTGGTAGTGTTTTCTTGTATAAGTCAGAACGTAAACCAGTCGAGGATGCATATGACTTTAAATGTTGATTTGCAAATAACTGATTTCTTGATTCTTCAGTAAGAACTTCAACATGTAATCTCTTATGTCCAAATAATCCAATCTTAGTGTCTGTCAGACTGCCAGTAACTGATGTTGATTCAACTGATGGGTCTAATGTTGCATAATTAGGTGTACTAGGAGTACCAAAATGAAAATAAGGACTATTGTCTGGTGCATTTGAATAAGGCTTTGAAGTCACACCTTCTTGTTGATAATTAAAATAATCTGAGTTCTCTGAAACTTCTACAACTACTGTAGTATTGCCACCGGCTTGTGTTGCTGTTTTTATTTTTCCGTTAGCATAAACATTATATCCTGTTATTTCTGCAACTGTATTATTTCCATTGTCATAAGTTGCTATGCCATTTCCTTGTCCAGCGCCTGTTGCCGTAAATGTTGTGCCAACTATAACTGAAGTTGCTACACCTGTACCTTGATAGTTTGCAAAACCAGTTCCTGAACCTACACCCGAGGCTGTAAATATAGTACCAACATTGCTATTCAATGAACCAATTGTTGTAAAGTCCGTATCACCAACAGTACTAATTGTATATTGTCTACCAATGGTAAAGTCACCAGCACCTACTTCTTGTATACCTACATTAGTTGCTGTAAACGTTTCACCTACTGACCATGAATTTCTTTTTGCCGTGCCTGTTCCTGTGCCTACACCAGTTGCCGTAAATACTGTACCAACATTGCTATCTGCCGCTCCAATTAAAGTGAAGTTTGTTGTTCCTGCTGTTGCAATTGTATATTCTCTTCCAACTATAAAACTTCCAGAAGTTATTGGTTCTGCGAAGTATGTAAAAATGGTTGTTCCTAACGACACGATTGAATATTGTTTTCCTACTACAAAAGAACCCGCGGCTGTAACTGGTGGTGCGCCTGCGGCCTCCCAGTTTGCTTGAACTGTTGTTGATACTTCGTCTGAAGTGGAGTTTGCTGTGCCATCACCAAGACCAGTAGTAGAATTTTTTGTAAATACTGTGCCAACATTACTATCGGCTGCTCCGAGTGCCGTAAAGTCTGTTGTGCCTGGCACTAATATTCTATATTCTTCGCCCTCTACCAAAGTTTGTGCTGTAAAAGTCTCAAAAGTAGTTACAGTACCTGTTCCTGTGCCAACACCTGTTGCTGTAAATATTGTTCCAACATTGTTATTCGATGAACCAACTGTTGTAAAGTCTGTGTCACCTACTGTTAATATTTTATATTCTCTTCCACTGACAAGTGCTGTTGCTAAATTAGTTACAAGAGTATCTGTTCCTAATGTTGATATTGTATAATCAGTTCCAGTCACAAAAGCACCTGCGTTCACTTCTAATACACTCTGAGTGAAACCTAACGCATGTGCATCGCCGGCTGTTGGAAAAGTAATATTCAATTCTTTACCATCAATTTTTGTAAATATAATTCTACTTACATCAGTATTTGAAGAGACAATCACATTGGCAGCCGAAATAGCCGCGTTTGCTTGTAGTGTACTAACCAATGAAGAAGAAGTTACTCCACTCACTGAAATAGTTTCTCCCTCAACTGTAAATATTGAAGTAATTGAGTTTATATTTGGAATTAAATTTGGAGACTGAAGTTCTGTTGCTATCTTTTTATATTGAGTTAAAAGTTCGCCTTCATTAAAGGTAGCAACATCCGTATTAAATACTACACTTTGGGAGTATGTATTTAACGCATTCATAATATTATCTATTTCACCAGCAGGAATATCAGCAATAATTAAATCTTCATCTACTGTTAAATTTGGAACTGGACAATCAGAACTATCTAACCAAGTCTGAATAGTTGCATGTGCATTTGTAAAAGGGTCAAATTGAATTTCGTTAACTGCAGGCTCTACTAGACCAATATATAATTGATTGGTGTCAGTAGTATAACCTAGTTCTGCGCCAGATAATGTATCACCTGAGTTTAACTCAGCACGTTTGCCTCTTCTTAATAATATTTTTACGTTTGTTGCCATTTTGGACTCCCATTATTACATGTATTTATCAAAATACGCTTGGACCTTGCCAGCCCATAGTCTTGCATAATGTTCATACTCATCAGTGTCAACAACAAATTCTTGGTAGTTACCCATATTATCCGCTTCTTCGTCCCAGCCAATCATCATTATAACAATTGTTTTGATATCAGTGCCATAAATTTCATTATGGGCTTCGGCATATGCCGCACCTTGTAAGAAGTAATCATCAATCCATTCTCGTTTCTTTGGTTTACGAGTTGTTTTGAAATCGATGATTGCTGGTTTGCCTTCGTATACACCAACACAGTCTGTTGTGCCTGCATATAGTCCGGGATAATATAGAGGTACTTCTGTTCCCCATACTTCATCTACTTTAGATAGACCTTTATCAATAACAATCTCTGACAATTCTCTTGCCATCTGATGTATCAGATTTGAACCATTAGGTCGGTCTTCTTCTAGTATATATTTTTCTAAATGTAAGTGAACTTGTGTTCCGATACCAGTAGCAAGTCGCATGATTCTATCTGCCTCTTCATTGCCGACACGTTTGCGCCATTCAAATAAAGCAGTTTTATCTTTTAATGCGTCAAGTACAGTAGTAACACTTGGCAAAGGCTGTCCGTCAGGCGTTTGATAATGCCGACTGCCTTTAATGTTTACTCGTTCTAAGGGATTATAGGTAAATTTTTCTTTAAGCATAGCATTATTATACTATACTTTAGACCAGAAATCAAGTGCTTTTAAAGATTTTCTTTGATTTCTTCGATTAGTTTTGCTTTAGTGTGGCGTCTGTCTAATTGAATACCTAGATTTTCTTCAGCCCACATATCAATTTGCTTTTTAGTCATTGATTCGAAATTTACTTCAGGTAATTCAGTTTTTTCTGATACAGTCTTTACTGTTTCACCTACAGCAATTGATACGATTTCGCTAGTTGCTACTGTGTTTGCTAAATCTCTTGCTTCGTTGTCTGCAACACGGCCCATAAATTCACGATGTCTTTTTGCAGACTGAACTTCTTTTCTCATCTGCTTCTTTGCATCGGAAAGACCTTGCAATGGGTCTGACTTCTTATTTAAATTTTCCATGTGTTGTTTCATCTCTTTCTTAGTGAGATTAACCATGCCGCCTTTAACTATAAATGCCATTATTTTTTCACCTTTTTCTTTGCTGTTTTGACTGCCAGTTTGCGTACTGAGTCTTTATCAGCCTTGTCACTTTTATTATATTTAGAATCTAACTCTATAACATCTACTGTGACTTTAGATATATATTTACTATTAGATAATAAATTAACCATTGATTCTGCATCAACTGTGTATCCCATCCCATTTAACTCACGAACCATCATATCCATCTGAATTGATGGAATATCATTGGCTTTTAGAGATATGAGATAAGCATTAATATCGCCCATTAATTGGGCATCGTAGTTCGCTTTCTCTTGCAATAATGCAGAGACTTTCATATTAGGCTCTTTCTTCTCTACCTAAAGGATTATCTTCTTCACCTGATGCTGATTCATCACCACCCATATCTGCTTCGATATCATTTGCAAAGTCATCACCCATATCGCCACCAAGTTCAACATCACCCATGTCATCAGAAGATTTCTCACCTGATAGAACTAGTGTTGCATCTTGTACCGCATCTTTAGCCGAACGTGCTTGTCCTAGTAGACCATTAATTGCATCATCAACTGAACCTTTAAACGTTGACGCTTGGTCAGGACCGTGTGAGTATGCCATTTCGTCTGCTAATGGACCGATTTGGTCATTTTGAATTTTGCCTAGTTTCTCAATTACGTCTTGTAATTCATCAACAATGCCTCTGGCAGCCATTGTGATTTCCGCCTCAGCCGCATCAACTTCAAGTAGAGCGTTTAACTCTTCCATTAAAGTCTTTTCTAAGTTAGTTTTTTCCATTTTATTTCCTTGGTTATTAAATTTAATTACATTCCGTAATATTCGGTATTTTCATCCCAGTTATCATACACTGCTTGTAGTTTGTCAAGCATACTATATAAGTCACCAGTACCTGCTTTGTCACCACCTCTTAATAGTAAGTGACTGTGTTCTGCTCTATATTCTATCGCAGATTTTAAATCCTCTATAGAGGATTCTAATCTGTCTTTAGCGATAGATAATTGTGAGTCATTCTTCCATCTGTAATGGTCAGGACCTTTTTCTTCATCTTCTGCTACTTGTTCTGTCTCTGGACTAGCGTCACTGGTAGTTGTATCGCCAGTCTCTGGTAAGTCCAATTCTTCAGAAACCACTTCTTGCTCGTATGAAGATGTTGTCTTTTCCCCATGGGCTTTTAATAATGAAGTGATTGTTTCAATCATAAGCATGTTTTCCATATACTGCTTAGACATATATGAATTCTTTTTTAATTCAACTTGTTCTGCTTGTAATGAATGTTTTGCTTCTTCTAAAGTTTCAAAGTCGCCCTCAACTGCATATCCAAAGTTCTTCTTCAAGTATTCATTCATACGAGAAGACACATGGATGTCTGTCGAGTTAAAAAATTTGTTGTCGTTTAAATTCATAATAAATCCCAATATTAATACATATTACATGTATTTATCTTTTTAACACATAAATCTATTTATGCATTAATTTAATTCTGTATTAAAGGATTATATTTTCGTAAAGATGAGTTATTTTACGCTTGGCTTTTGAAGCCTCATGCTTTGATTGTGAGAATCTTGCTTGAGCGATATCCATTCTACCTTCATTGACTGCTCGTTTGGCAACTTGATATGAATTCTTGTGTTGAACTGCATTACTATAATGACGGTCAAATAATTCATTAATTCTAATTATTTCCATAATTTCTGACGAATTAATTGTTTTGCCTTCGTTAAGATGGTTTGCTATACAACAAACTGTCTCATATAACTGAATATCTTCAAATAATATAGAATCACTACGAGTATCAATTATATTGTATCTATCTTCATTATTCTTTTCTACTGAAAATGCGCCGACTTTAACACCTTTATCAGTTTTAGTAGATTCAGTAATTGTTTTCTTAACTTTATAGGCTACACTTGTAGTCGCCTCATTGAAACCTTTCATAATTTTCGCCATAGCATCAACATCTGCACGTTTTACGCCAGGTGTGGTGTCTATTGGTTGTGATGAATTAGGTTCAGAAGATGCTTCTTCTTGTAATTTAACAGTTTCGCCATTCATAACTTTCATTAGATTAGCCATCATGTTTACATCTTTTTGACTTGGTACTGACATTTTAGAACTCCTAGTTGTTAAACAGTTTTATATCCACGCAACGTAGCAACTAGCACACCTTTATGTGTTAATTTATCTGCTAGTTCGCCTTCTCTTTCTGACAATTGCGATTCGTTTACATAATCTCCATCTGAGAAATGATTTGTTATCAAATCTTCCTCTTCCTCGGTAATCATCACATATAATCCACCTAATATTTCTTTTAACTTCATTCGCTACCCTGCTCTGATTTTCTAAGTTTATTAAGTAAATTTCTAAACTGCATTCTAGTATCTTTATTCATTGCTAGATTATCTAAGTTAGCGGCTTGATGTGCCAATGCTTGTCGCTGTATAGGAGTCAATACTTTTCCTTGTTCTGCGTTATCAATTGCATTTGCGGCCATCTGTGCTGTTGCACCGCCTAAATTATCTCTGCCAAGTCTTTGCATGGCTTGTGTTCTTTGTGTCTTTAATTTGTTGTTTGCGGCTTTAATATCTACTGCTGAAGGTTCCTCTTCGTCAGGAACTTGATTTTGACCTTGCGACCCCATTTTATAGTCTTCATCTAATTCTTTCCACTCACTGTGTGTCAAATAGATATCAGTATCTGGGTCATAATAACTGCCCTCTTTCGGGTCATAGTATACAACCTTACCAGATTTAGTCATAATTGGACCTTCTAGTCCATCTCTTGCTATATATTTGTCTGGCATAGCAGGAAGTTCATAGTATCCTTCTGTTAATCCCATTATGTCTTTAATTGAGCCCGCATCATTAGCCTTATAGGCAGACATTAATTTAATATAATCAGAAAAAGTTAAAGTCTTCATTCTTTTTTGTATGTCTTCTACTGGAGAATCAACAAGAGAAGCAATATCTTGGATTCTATCCTCGATACCCTCTTTAAACATTGTTTTTTCTATTTCATTCTTTAATGTCATTATATTCTCCGTTATCGTCTATTTAGTGTCTTTAAACGCTTACTCGCTGGATTCATTCTACGAGTCATTTTCGCTTTACGTTTCATTCTAGCACCCATTTTTGCTTTTGTTCTTGCTAATGTGAAACGTTTCTTCATATTAACTGGTTTAAAACAAGCGCCAGGTGTTGAGACTGTTTTACCTTTGAGTCTTCCAGAGCCACATCTATATTTACGAACAATACTTCTGCCTTTACGGGCATAAACAAGTTTCGCTTCATATATATCTT